ATAAGTTAAAAACTTATGATAATGTTGCCGCTACAGTTACGCCTGTTACTGCTGGTGTTGGACCACCTTGAACTAAAACGTATGAACCGTCTGCTGTACCTTCAACTGCTACGATTGTACCGCCTTCGTTTTGAATTTCGTTACAAGCCGCTGATACTGAAACTGTACCTGTTGCTACTGTACATACGTAAGTAGTTGGACCTAAGCCTTGTGATGCGCCTACTGCCGCGTTGTTTGATAAAACTGCCATAATAATATCTCCTTAATGTGTGGGAAATAATTTCTTCCCTACACTTATTTAGTCCAAATTAAAAGTATTTTCAGTGTAGTTTTTCAAAAAAATCTGTTGAAGGTCTTACAGGTACATCAATACATTGTGTAGGTGCTACCCATATATCATATACCCCGTCTATGTGTACAAGATCATAGTTGATTATAGTTGTTTGTAGTATTGCGTGTACTTCGCAGGCTGTTTGTGATGTAAAGTTAGGAACAAATGCTTCGTCTTTACACTCTTGCTCACCGTTGACCATCATACACAGGCCAATTAAATATCCCCACATTATGCGTTAGTTGGAGTAACGTTTGTAGAACTCTGTAAAAGCATGTACAAGTCTGAGTTAATAGGACGTCTAACAGTTTGTAGGATACGCATGATTGCTTGTTTACGATCCATTTTACTAATACGTTTGTGCCAATCTTGTACTAGTCTACGTAACCACATTTGATCTGATGTTAGTCCTTTGATACGTCTCTGTAATAACATCAACAGTTGATTAAAATCTTTCTCGTCTATCTGACCATCTGCTAGATCTCTAAGGATACGTTTTATTCTTAGTTCGGGAATCTGTACGTCCCAGTCGTTAAAGAGTTTATCAGCATATTGACGTTGTTGCATTACTAATGTTAAGAAGTTATATAAGTCAGTCATAGACTGTCTAAAGCCACTAAAGTTTTGTTGCTTGATTGTGTTCTTAGCATACTTCATAGCCTTAGGTTTATCAATATAGTATAAAACTCTTAGCATCATTAAATGATCAAATACCAATGCGGCCAATGTAGCCACGTCAGTTCCTTTGACTTGGCCAAGTCTACGATACATTCTTGATTCAATTATGTTCTTAATAAATTCCATTATACATTCTTTGCAAAGTTTGATTTTGAAAATCTTAAACGATCAACATATTTAAGACCACCTGCTACATATCCTTCGTGTCCTGACTCACCATCTATTGTTGCTGATATACCACCGCCTTGTTTGTCTAGTGCTCTAACAATCTGTGTTTTAATAACAGCAATAGCATTAAACACTTTAAAAATTAATTCAACTACTTTCATATTTTCGCTGACATAAGCAACTAGTCTGTCACCTTTAGGTTTTGAAACTTTAGTCACTGCCCAGTTAGCAAAGTTGCCAGCCATGTTATTAAAGTTACCTTCTCTAACTTTGAAGTTAGCAAACTGTTTCATTAACTGTGGTAAGTCACTTAGTTGTTTTTCACGTAAAATAATTGGCATAAAGAATTTATCAATAGCACGTTGATTACTTCTAACTGTAGATTCAATTTGATCTAGTTTGCCTGTTGGTAAATCTACCTTAGGTGTTTCTTTCATTTTAGGACCTACAAACAATATAGGACCAGTAGGTAATTTTTCTACAGCATGAAATGGTTGTCCTGAATCTGTAGGACCTGTCAAGTATGTGTGTATTGCCAGACCTGCTTGGCTTGTGCTTATTTGTTTACCTAGGTCAGTGTCTACATCAACTGAATATGTTACAGTGTTTGGTGTAAACACATATTTGTTTCCTTGTTTAGCAGGCATGCCTGTCCATAATAGGTCTGCTTTAAAGTAACCACTCAGACCTTTTGGTGTTTGTGCTTCTAGTGCAGGCCATAATGCTTTATACATGTTAATTAATTCTGAACGATCACCGCCACGCATCTGCATAATCTTTTCTAGTTCTTCTGGTGACTTAGCAATTCCTGCGTATGTTTTAGCAGTAAAGCCTGACTTGTCTGTTAGTACAAAGTCTCCATCTTCATCACGGCCAAATATAATTGCTGGCTTGCCATCCCATTTAATTGTGATGTCTTTAGCAGACTTAGGTAAGAAGTTTAATTCTTCAACTGCCTTAAGAGCACCTCTAGCACCATCATTAAAAATCATATCCTCAGGATGTTCAATCCTGGCCGCTTCTGTAATAACCTGCATTCCTTGATTAACTATTCTATCTCTTGTACGAGCAATCCAATCTACTTCTGTTTCTACAGACTCAAACTGTAGTCCATCCTTAGCAAACGTTTCTCTGGCATCTGCTACTAGTGCTTCATAATCATTGTTTTTCTTTGCCTGTGCTATAATAGTTTCTACACTGGCTAGATCTTTACGTGTTCCACCAATTAACATTCGAGCAATTTCATCTGGATTGTTTGATATAACTTTGTTTGTTTCTCTTGATACTAGGCCAAACTTGTATGACCATTTCATACCTCTGGCTTTAGCAATACTGGCTAATAGAATAGCACGGTGTACACCTTTGAATTCAGAGTCAGGTGATGCGTTAAGAGCAAACTGTTGCCATTTAGGATCACCAAACATAAAGTCTACTTGTACATAGCCGTTCATTGGATCACCGTTAATAGGACATTTATAGTGTACACTATCGCCTGACTTAGCAACATCAGTTGTGTTTACACCTTGTGATATTAGTTTATTGTATAATTCTTCTTTGGTATGTTTTGAAGCGTCAACAGCAAGATCTAAATCACCCGATGTAGGCTTTTTACCTGTTGAGCCTAGCATATTGTCTAGTAGAGGTAAGCCTGTTAGTGATTCTAAATACTTTACAGTTGGCTTAACATCAGCAAGATTAATTCTCTGGGTTAAAGGAGTGCCACGTTCATCTTTGAATACGTTTCCGCCTTCATTAATCTTCATCTTTACGTCTCACTGAACGAGCAAACTTTTTAGGGTCTCTTGATTTGATTGCGTTAACAAACTTACGCTGTAAATCTTCTGCTTGTTCGCGAGTATAAAGATTATCGATCTGTTCAAAAATATTGATAGCAGATTGGATAATGTTATTAGCACGACTCTCAACTAGGTGATTTTTGTCTTTGCTAATGTGCATTGAGCTCAATTCATCTAAAATACTTTTTGTTTTACGTTGCATAAGTTAAGTTTCCGTTAGTGATAGTATTTATCAACATTATATGATAAAAAACATTTGTTCACAATACTTACCGGTTAAATACACATATGAGTAAATATTTTTGTATTCAACCTTTCTATACCATGGAATATAACATCGACGGATCTAAAACACCTTGCTGTTTGTTAACCGATAACCCTACTCCCAATGTAGAAAAAATTAAGCAAGATATGTTAAATGATGTAAAAACACCAGCATGTCAGCGGTGCTGGGATTTAGAAGATCAAGGGGTAGACAGTGATAGAATTTTACAAAATAGAAATTTTGATTATCAAACTGATAGAGATATTGAATTAATAGAACAGGACTGTCATGAAGGAAAGAATTCATTACAATCTGTAAAGATCTGGACCAGTAGAAAGTGTAATGGTGCCTGTGTTGTATGTGGGCCTTACTTTAGTACTACCTGGAGATCAATAAAAAATCTCTCTACAGATTCTCAAGCAAAGTCAATGGAAGATTTAGAACATATAGATTGGGCTAATTTAAAACAAGTTAGTTTAATTGGAGGTGAACCATTGTATGAGCCTCGTAACTTTGACATTATGCAGAAGTTAATAGATAATAACAACCAAAATTGTTTTGTTACCATGGTTACCAACGGCAGTGTTGAGCTTAAAGATTACCAAATTGAAAAGTTATCACAACTTACTAACTTGAACTTTTGTTTAAGTATAGACGGAGTTGGTCCGGTTCATGAATATGTTCGTTGGCCTCTTAAATGGGACAGACTATTAAAGAATATAGAACTGTATCGAAAATTAAATGTAGATTTGTGTGCTAGTTATACAATTAGTAATTTAAACGTATTATACTACAAAGAAACTGTTAAATGGTTTGAGGATAACAATATTCGTTATAACCATAATATAGTATCTGACCCTTATTACTTTAATATTAATAGTCTACCTAAGAAGATCAAAGATCAAATCGATTGCGATTTATTTAGACCACACCAAGCAAGTGATGATCAAAAGTTTGAAAAATTCTTACAAGAAATAGAAACTCAGGATAGACTTAAAGGTATTAATATCAAAGATTACTTACCTGACTTTGTTAATCTAATTCAAAGTAATCAATAATTTCCGGAAACGTTTGTTTCCAATTAGTTTTTCTTATTGGATCCCATTTATTAACAAATTCTTTTAGTGGAGTAATGTCTGATTGTGCTTGTGTGTTTAACAGAGAGCCGATAGTATTATTATCTATAACATCTCTCAATGCCTTAGGAGTTCTGTCTAGACCCCAAGTACCCCAACAAGGATGTATGTTAATATCTGTAGGGTCACCGTCTCTGTTTGTTTTTAAGTTTTGATCAACCCACTGTTCTACTCGATCATAATAATAAACATTAAATGGATTAAGTGTATGGCTAACTCTAAATATTAAATTGCCTGGAGCACGTTGTTTTAAATTAATTAAGTTCTGTGATACTTTACTCCATAGTAAAGGCCAACGAATATATTCAAATTGCTTATCTATGCCATCTATACTTACTTCGTAAAATACATTTTTAAACTTTGATAGATATTCTAAAGTATCATCGTCTAATTCTACACTACCGTTTGTTGTAAACCAAACTGTGACATTTTCTGGATTAGTAATACGATCTAAGATAAGTTGATATGTTTTAGTTAAGAAAGGTTCACCGCCGCTAAACTTTACTCGTTGACATCTATCTAAATCGTTTGTTGTTAATATTTCTTGGAGTTCTTTTTCATAAGACAAGTTTGTTTTTATTTCTAAAACTTTTTTATTAGTAACTAACTTTTCCCAAGTTGTGCTTAAATGCGGGCCACACATAACACAGGCCGCATTACATTCATAGTCTATAGCAATATCTAAATACGAAGAATCTTTATCAATGATTTCAAAACTAGATTGTCTATAACTATGATGCCCTGCTGATTCCTGTTCCTGACATACTCGACAGCCTGGAAGCCATTCTTCTTTTTCTGTAACATCAAAGGTTCTTAGATCAGGTCCTTTATACCAACAACACGGACGAACGTTTAGTCCTCCGTTTGGTTTTAACATTAAAGATTTTCCGTTGGACAGAAACCTACAGAATTTATTAGACATTACTGATTTTTGATTTGAGTTAACATCTGTTTGAGCTTGTTGCTCTGTAACTCACCTTGTACTTTTGGCTGTTCACCTTGAGGTTCTGCTACAGGTTTATCACCTACAGTTGTAGTTGTTTTAATAGACTTCATTAATTCGCTTGGTGCTGGTTGCCCATTATCAGACTGATGCTCTTCACCAAGGTCTGTAATACGTAGACTTTCTAAATTAAACTCTAAGTCTACCTTACTGCCTACACCACTTGAACTTCTAGTTTTCATTAACTGTACTTGATATCTACCACGCTCACGCATAGCTCTCGATGTAAAGATACCAAACACATTATCAGCAGTATTAATTTTACTTAGACCACCTGCGATATGACTATGATCAAACTCTACTTCTTCTACAGCCGCTCTGTTTAACTGCGACGCTGTAACAAATATAATGTCTAGTTCTTTTGCCAAGTTTCTTAATTCTTCCGACACATACTTGTCTTTAACAAACAAATCATTTGGCGACACTTTAGCACTCACAGGCATAATCAAGTCTAAGTAGTCAACACATAAGAAGTCTACTT